GGTAAACGATCTAGTTAATGGCCGTTATGATGTCGTTGTGAACATGGGTAAAGATTTTGAGAGCCGTCAAGCTGATGCTAATACAGCTATCTTAGAGTTGGGCACGATCAATCCCGAAGTGGTAATGAGGAACACTGATATCATCGCATCCAACATCAAAGCGCCTGGTATGGATACTGTCACAGACCGCGAGCGTGCGCACAATATGAAAATGGGAATCATTCCACCGTCACAATGGACTGATGAAGAACAGGAAATGATGCAGCAACAGCAAGCGCAGCAAGGTGAACAACCAGATCCTAACGTATTGATTGCAGAGTCTCAGGTTAAGATTGCCCAGGCGGAAGAAGCCAAAGTCCAAACCAGCCTACTAATCGAGCAAGCTAAGTTAGAACAGAAGCAGATCGAGAATCAAACCAAGGCAATGAAGGAAGGCTTCGAGCTTGAGTTGAAGTCGAAGCAACAAGAGATTGACGAGCTATTCAAGTTAATCCAGGGGGCTAAGACACTAGCCGAGATCGACCAAATGAATGCGCAGAGCCAAGAGCTAGCACAGCAACAGAATTTAATAAACGAAAGTCAAGGTGAAATATGATCAAGTACTTAAAGCCAAGCGGTATAGAAATGGATGTAAACGATACGCCGGAAGTCCGAGAGTTAGCAGAACGTCTGGGGTGGAAAGAAGTGAATCCAGAGCCAGAGAAAGAAAAATCAAAAAGCAAGCCAAAAAATAACGATAAAGTAAATAAATTAGACAACTAGGCTTAATAGTTTTATTATATCCATAGAGACCACTTAAGGTAATGACATGAGCGAAGAACAGATCGAAGTGCAAGAAGAAGTATCCCCCGTTGAGGCGGTGGAAGCAGCTGAACAGGTAGTCGAAAAAGAAAAGCCAAGCGGTTTTATCGATTTCCAAGAGTTGCCAGAAGGTGTTCGAGACAACGTTAAAATGCGTGTCGATTCTGACTTTCGAAAGAATAAAGAATTAGAACGTAAAGCGGCTGAATACCAGAAGAAGGCGGAAGAATACGAAAAACAACTAGCCGAGCTTAATAAACCTAAAGAAGTCGCGGCACCAAGTACTGATGATTGGTACTCAGACCCCGATAAGGCACAAGCTCAGTTAGCAGAGCATAGTAGTTATATTCAGTCACAGGCTCAGTATGACGCACAACAGAAGCAAGCCCAGCAAGCAGCAGAAGCTGAGCAGGCAAAGCAAGGTCAAGAGCGTTTAGACGTATTCGTCAAACGAGGTGAGAGCGCAGGCATTACACAGTTTGAACTAGAGACAGCCGCAACAGTGGCAGCTCGTGGTTTGACTGAGGATACCGCAACACATTTGCTGAGTCATGAGTATGGCCCGCAAATCCTAGTGCATTTGGCTAAGGCGCCAATGGAAATGCAAGAATTAGCGAGCCTGAATCCGTATCAGGTGGGTGTGAAGTTGGAAAATATAGCAAAATCATTCAAACCTACAAAAGTAAGTAAGACGCCACCACCAGACGACCCCATTTCGGGATCAGGTGTAAGCTCAGAAGATGAGTATGGTGGGTTGCTTAAAGGTTCGCAAATTCGTTAAAGAGGATTAGCAAATGGCTAATAATACTGAAAGTAATATCATGAAGAAAGTCACCGAGAATATCGCGGCTGGCTTCGAATCAAGCGTAGTTTCTGTTAAGACGGTTAATACTACAAATTTAAAAGGTAAGCATAACAGCTCTACCGGCGACACTATTTACGATAAGCGTAAGACCAGCTATCGTGCAGGCGAAACGGCACAGGGTGATATCTCTGGTGGTCAAGCTGATAACGATATCTTAGTCGGTCAAATCCCTTTCACGCGTCAAAACGTGATCACAGTAAAATGTGAGTGGGATGCAGTCGAGGAGGCTTTAGAGCTTAATCAATTGACTGAACTACTCAAGCCAATGGGCGAGGAGCTAGCGACCACGGCAGAAGATAACTTCAACACGTATATGGTCAACAATTCAGCGTTAACGTTCGGTACACCTGGTACTGCCGTTGATGCTTGGACTGATGTTGCCTACGCTGAAGCGCATTTGAATGAGATTGGCGTGCCTCGGTCTGGCAATCGCTATTACCAGTTGAATTCGTTCTCAGGTGCCGCTCTTGCCGCTGCTCAAACGGGATTGAATAACGATGGTATGGTTAAGTCTGCGTGGAATAGCGCAATGGTTAACTCGCCAATCGCTAATTTGAACGTACTTAAGTCGAATGCTTTGAAGTCGATTACTTCGGGTACTGCGACTGACCGGGCTGGTACTTTGGCGTCTAATCCAGACGTGACTTGGACAACTGCTAAAGACACTATGACTCAGGTTATTGCCGTGGCAGGCTTCACCGCTTCAGCGACAATCAAGGCGGGCGAGACTATTGAAATCACTGGTCGTAACTTGGTCAACCCGCGTAACACCAATACGATTATCGATGAGACAGGCGCCGAGATCCCGTTCCGTTGGACTGTAGTTGCTGATGTTACATTGTCTGGTACTGGTACAGGTAACGTAACGGTAACTAACGCCGCGATCTTTGATGCAGCAAGTAATAACCAATACGATAACGTTTCATCAGCTCCGATATCGGGTGATGTGATTACTATCCTCGGTGCCGCTTCTACAGTGTATAAGCCTAACTTGGCATATCACAAAGATGCATTTTCTTACGCGACAATCGAATTGCCTAAGTTGTATTCTACAGATACTACTTATCAATCAGTTGATGGTTTAAGTTTCCGAGTAAGTAAGTTTGCGGATGGCTTAGCCAATCAGAAGATCTTACGGGTTGATTTAATGCCAGCATTCGGTGTAAGTAATCCGATGCATGCAATGCGCTGCTACGGTAAGTAAGATAAGCAAGTTATAAAGGGGGGCTTAGGCTCCCTTTTTTTATGTTAGAATGAAAGAAAAGGGGGTCTTATGCTGGCATCAGAATTAATCCGAGACGCATATCAAGAAATTGGTAAAGTCGCAGCTCAGCAGCCTATCACTGGCGATGAGACGATGACGGCTATACGCTATTTGAATAACTTAATGTATTCAAAAGCCTACATTATCCAAGATTACACAGTGGTAACGTCATCATCGGACGAGATCACTACGCCCGACGTGTTTAATATGTGGATGATTAAAGCTTTAGCTATCAAGCTTTCGACACAGTTCGGCACTTTAGAATCTTACATGCCTCTTCGTGAGGATGCCGCTGAAGCGTGGCAATCAGTACTAATACAGCTACAGTCAATTCCAGCTCCGCAGCTTAATGGTAATACTCCTTACGGCTCTGGAAATCGCGGATACGGTAGCACGGATAAGTTTTACCCCGAGACCGATAATGGAGTCCTTACAGAGCAGGGGGCGACGATTATTGTCGAAGATGACACATGAGTTTATTAGCTCAAGGTATAGAATTACCGTTTACTTATGGGTTTTTCCAGTCGAGAAGCCCCCAACAGGCGGTGATGCAGTGCGTAAATTATCGGCCTAACATTAATCAGCTTGGTTCGTTATCTCAAGAGAGTCTATATCAGACCGAGGGAGTGAGCGAGATCATTGCAAGTGTAGATAATGTTACTTGCCGTGGCATCCACCGAATGAATTCAATCGCCTATATTGTTTTGGGCGTCAAGTTGTACCGAATTAACCAGACTATTAACGCCAACCTAACCAAGACCTATGACTTAGATGAGTTGGGTGATGTTGATGGATCTGGTCGTGTAATAATGGCCTCTATATGGTCGGGCACTGGTTATGAGATGGCTATCGTGTCACCTGGTCAGTTTGCATACTCTTACACTGAGGCTGGCGGCGTTGTAAATGACCTATCTGGGCTATCTAACTTCTTAGGTCCAGTTGATGACGTAGTATCTCTGAATGGGTTTATGGTATTCCTACAGACTGGCACTAACACTATATTTCACTCGAATCTAAACGACGTTTCAACATATAACGCGCTTGATTTTGAGTTAGTCACCAGATCGCCAAAATTGGTGGGGCTGGTGGGGTTCAGAGGTCAGCTATACGTTATGGGTGAGAACGAAATGCTTCCCTATTCGTTTATAGGCGGTGCTAATTTCGTATTTCAATATCAACCTAACTCGACGATTCCCAGCGGATTGAATAACGTACATAGCAAAGTAACTGTCAGGCAATCCATTGCATACTTAGGCGGTGGAGAGAATGAATCTTTAGCTGTATGGCTTACGTCGGGTGGATATCCAACCAAGATTAGTACCGAGGCCATTGAATACTTAATACGCCAAGAGCTAGCAGTTAATAACTCATTCTTATTAGCTTTTTCAATTAATGGCGCTGAGTATATCGCGCTAAGAGTTGGGGATTACTGCTTTGTTTATGACATCCTGACTGGTAGATGGCATCAAAGGCGTTCAAAGGCTGGCGATCTTGATATTGCTTGGCGTGTAAACCACATTACGAATGTTTACGGTGAGCTTATTGTTGGTGATTCTTTGTCAGCTGCAATTGGTAAACTAGATAACTCAAACACAGAATTCGGAACCAATATACATCGCCAATTCGTTTTACAGCCTTTTGACAATAAGGGTAAGCACGTTCCTTTGAAGTCTGTGGTCTTAGCTATGGATGTAGGCTTTAATGGCAGTATGGTATTTGATTGGTCTGATGACGGTCATACGTGGTCTAATGGGATGCAGTTAGAGGCCGGTGGAATAGGCGACTATGGTAGGCATATGCGATGGGATCGGCTAGGAACAGCAAGCTATGCACGCTCTCTCAGGTTCTCAACGTCGTCACCAGTACAGTGTAACGTCAATAAGGTGCTAGCGTTGTCATGACAGATTTACTCCCCCATACTACTCAACCAATAACTAATGAAGATGACACAGCGTCGTATGAAATGCGCGCTTGGATGGAGTTAGTAAGGGATCATATAGGTGGACGTGGTGAATTTGGGTTTTTAGATTACAACGACACCAGCACAAGCATATCACCTGTTTCTGTAGTTTCGAATGTTTGGACGGATCTCCCTAATAATGGGCTGGGTGCGTTCACTAATAAAAATTATCGCCCGGCTGGGGTTTCTGAGGTTTTAAATACGTCAACAGGTTA